TATCGTGAACTCGTCTCGCTACTCGTTAACGGTCAAGTTCCAAAATGGGACTTGTCAAAAGTTAGACCTGCTGGAGCAAGACTTAAGACATTCGGCGGTCGAGCGTCTGGACCAGAACCCCTTGAGGACTTATTCCGATTCACGGTGGATTCTTTCAGTAAAGCCGCAGGTCGCAAACTTAATTCAATCGAAGTCCACGATATCGTCTGTAAAATTGCTGAAATTGTAGTTGTTGGTGGGGTTCGTCGCTCTGCCCTGATTTCTCTCTCTTCTCTCACGGATGAAAGAATGCGTGATGCAAAGACCGGACAGTGGTGGGATGCCAATCCTCAGAGAGCGTTAGCAAACAACTCAGTCGCATACAAAGAACGTCCCGAGATTGGCACTTTCATGGATGAATGGGTTTCGCTCTACAAGAGCAAGTCCGGTGAGCGGGGTATGTTCAATAGAAAGGCAGCGGTGGATCAAGTTGCATCTGTTCAAGAACTTCGTGGTGACGATCATGTTGGTCGTAACTCAAATTATGAATTCGGAACAAATCCGTGTTCCGAAATTATCTTACGAGACAAAGAATTCTGCAATCTTTCGGAGGTTGTCATTCGGGTTGACGATGACAAAGAGTCCCTCATGCGAAAGGTCCGTCTCGCAACAATCTTGGGAACTTGGCAATCTACATTGACAAACTTCAAGTATCTCTCCTCCGTGTGGAAGAAGAACTGTGAAGAGGAAAGATTGCTCGGTGTGTCTCTGACGGGAATCATGGATTGTCCGTTAACGAATGGAGAGGTTCTGGGACTCGCTGAATTGCTCACGGATCTTCGAGTTGAGTCTGTCAATGTTAACAAACAATTCGCTGAAAAGATTGGTATCAACCAGTCCGTTTCGGTGACTTGCGTGAAACCCTCAGGCACGGTCTCACAACTCGTTGACGCTGCTTCAGGTATTCATGCGAGACATAGCCCATATTACATCCGGACGGTCAGAGCGGACATCAAGGATCCCCTGTGCAAATTTATGATTGACAAGGGATTCCCTGCTGAACCGTGTGTTATGAAACCGGATCATACGATGGTTTTCTCATTCCCCATTAAATCCCCAGAAAATGCTACATGTCGTTCTGACATGACCGCACTGGAGCAACTTGAAATGTGGAGAACATACCAAAACTACTGGTGTGAGCATAAACCATCTGTCACCATCACCGTCAAGGAGGACGAGTGGATGGAGGTTGGATCGTGGGTTTGGAAATATTTCGACCAAGTGTCGGGTATTTCTTTCCTCCCACATTCCGATCATAGTTATCGTCAGGCTCCTTATCAAGAATGTGATGAGGAAACCTACATAAACCTATTAAGTGAGATGCCAGTCGGAGTTGACTGGTCTGAACTTGCAAGTTATGAGGAAACAGACAATACATCTGGGACTCAAACATTTGCTTGTTCAGGTGATTCATGTGAGGTCGTCGATCTGACCTCTTGAGCCAACATAAGGAGAATTATATGGCTACAAAAACCCCTAATGAGAGTTGCTCCACATCGTGTGGACACGACTGCGTGACCAAGTTTCTTGGTCGGTTCGGTATCTGCCGTTCCATGCTCGTTACCTTTGCACTTCTTCCCTTCGCTTGGGACGGTGTGGTTTGGTTTGTCGATGCTGTGGAAAAAGTATTTGATCTCGTAACTGGAGTTGGAGGCTAATATGAATTCAATTGCTTTATCAATCGGGCTTTCTGCCCTCTCTGGATTCGGTGATGTCGAGTTCCACGGTGTGGGACAGACTGCCGTTTCTATCGTCGATGATGTCGAAACTCTCGATACTCGACTGATCTTTGGTGCTTTCGGTGAGTCTGAAGGTGCTGTTTACGGTTTCGCTTTTGAAACCGTTGATAACCTCGACGATGTTGGACTTTTCCAAGCATACGTCGGTGCAGACTTTGGTGGACTTGATGTCACCGTTGGTCGTTTCCAAAGAAACTTTAGTGCCGAACTGGCAACATCGACCTTTGGTTACACCTATGGATTGACAAACTCCACCGTGTTTGACCGCTACGATGCTTTCGTCGAGGGTGTCTCGTTTGGTGGAGAAGCCGGTGATGCTTCTTTCGCTATTGATGTCGTCGGTGACGATGTGTTCGATGGTGATTCCTCAACCGTTTCTGGTCGTGTTGAACTCGGAGCCTTGGGTTTCGGTTTCATCGGTGAAGAACTTGATGTTTGGACTCTTGACATCTCTGATGAAAAGGGTTTCATCTCTTACACTGATGACAACGGTGACTGGACTGCTGTTGCACAGGGTGTTGTCTTTACCATCGAAGATACTTACTCTGGGTATGGTCGTGTTGAATACGATCATCTTGATGAAACCACCTTTGCCGTTGGTGGTAAGTGTGAGTTTAGAGATGGTGTTGCGGCTATTGCTGAATATGATGACCGTGACGAAGGAGTTCGCTTCGGACTTCGCTTCTCGTTCTGATACCTATTGCCATCAGAAAAAAACCCCCGGCTTTGGCTGGGGGTTTTTTACATAAATACCATGTGGAGGTATTATGGCTATTGCTGGTATTGACTATTCTTTAACATGTCCTGCGATCTGTGTTTTCACTGGTGAACAAACTGATAGGTTCACTTATGACAAGTGTTTGTTTTACTTCTTGAGTGATGTTCGCAAGCACGCAAAGACGGTTGACATAAACATTCATGGGACTTTTAACAGTGGCTTTGACGAGGAGTGCCAACGGTATCAGAGCATCTCTGAGTGGGCTGTTGATAAAGTGATTGGGTGTGAGGATGTGGCAATCGAGGGTTATGCCTACAACGCAAAAGGTAGAGTATTTCACATCGCAGAGAACACTGGAATTTTAAAATACAAACTCTGGGAGTCTCGCATACCTTACACCATTCTTCCACCTAGCAAACCGAAAAAGATCGCTACTGGTAGAGGTAACGCAAACAAGGTTGACATGTATGCGGCATTTAAAGAAGAAACAGGTCAATCACTATATGGATTCTTTAATATCAATCCAGTCGGAAACAAGGTGGCAAATCCAATCTCCGATATCGTTGATGCTTACTACATCTGTAAGACTTTTCATATGATGAGAAAAAAAGACGGTCTATGACCGTCTTTTAAAGAATTCACACCAAACAAGATAACCCGCAGTTAATAGAGTAGCAATCCATCCAAATATAACCACGGGTCCATAACTTTTTTTGAGGGTTCGATCTCCTCATATGTTTGCAATCCCAAAGCATCACCAGCACCAAAAATTACATTTGTATTATTAATTGGCTCAGATGCCGAGTCTAAAGTGTGAATGATTTGCGGCTGTCCGTCGATACCGATGTCAACAAATGGTTGCTTGACACTTTTGACGCTCGCACATCCCACCAACAACAGAACTAAAAGATATCTCACCGTGGCACTCTCACTCTTGGTGTTTCCGTTTTCTCTTTTTGCTCACGAAGTTTTTGTCGCTTCTTTCTTTTTTCAAGAAGCACAGGCTTATCTGCTTTCTTCATTATTCTGTCGTGGAAACGCTCTTTCATTTCATTCTCACCATGCTTATGTCCAGCAACCAAACCGATTACCAAACCGATGAAAAAGATACAAATTCTTTTCAAGACAACGCTTTCGTTATTTTCGCTCATGCAATACCTCTTATTTCTCTAAGTTCTTGGAAATCTTTCTTCTTGGTTCCACCATCGTATTCCCAAGCATATCCCTGTTGAATCATTCGCTCGTTGATTGATTCGGTTTCGTCACCGATGTAAAGCCAACCAAGGAGCCTACCATACTTACCCATCCCACCGACCAGTTCGGTGCGAATCACCAAATCATCTTCACCAGAGATTGCACCGTCGAGTTGTTCTTTCAACCAGTTGGTGGCATCCTCTCCGAGTGCTTTCTCTTCAAGATCCCGTGTTCTCTTTTCGGGTGTGTCAACACCTGCGATACGAACACGCTCCTTCTTGTAAAGATCAAATCCGAGATCAATTATAACGTCAATGGTGTCACCGTCAAGGACTTTGACGATTTCAGTAACCCTAAAGTTATAGCACGACTTTCTATTGGGTGGTTGCATTTAGTTTTACTTTCCTCTGACTGCGGTTCCGAAGTAGAATCCTACAATGGTGACGAGAATCTGCCTGTTCTCTTCAGTGTATAGATATCCCTCGACCGGAGTGTAAGTTCTTACTTTCTCTTCACCGAACAAACCGAGCAAGTCCCAAGGCTTGTAGTGAGTGGACTCGTGTTCCACAACGGTGGTAACACCATCGCTGTAAGCGATGATGAATGGTGCGATGATTGTGCCAAACATGATGCACAACACGATGAACCGACGAACCAGTTTACCTGCGTCGATTGAGACACGGCTGACTGCTTCGTTAGCATGTTCGTTTTCTTTTTCTGCGACTCCCATTGCCATCTTGAATCGCTCTTGATCTTGGGCACGACGCTCAGCCATTGCTTTGAATAAGAAACCAGTTGCTGATCCCGTAAGTAATGATAAAAAGTCGGGTGATAAAAACTCCATTATCTTCTCCTTATTTTTCTTTTCTTTCTTTTCTTTCTGGGAGGAACTGCCAGCCTATCGGCTTCTCTTCCGCTATCTAAAAAGGCAGGAACGTCCGGCTCGACACTCTGGTGCATACCGGCCACCCCACCCCCCGTGGATGTCATCATCTCATACATTTCTGGATTTATCTCTTGAACATATTCGTAAAATGCACGCTCAATGTCATCACCATTTCCTCCAACCTTTTCGACCTCCTCTTTAATTAAGAACATCGCAGTTGGTAGGGTTTTTAATCTTTGTTTTATGCTGGGATTTGGAATCATCATCAACAATTTTTTTAAATTAATGATAATTCTGAAGAACATGGACGCTGCTCTCTTTTCTTTTTGTTTTTTTAGTTCTTTTGATCTCTTTAGAAAATTACCCTGAGCATCAATTATTCCTAATTTGTAAGCGTCGAACTTTGTAAATGGTTGGGACAAAGCCTGTAAAAATTTATAAACCGTGAATGACGGTATAATTTTACTTAAATCTGCTCGGCTTGCACTTCTTCCAACTCTCATAGTTCTTCCTTTAGTATTTTTAAAATTTTTGGATCAACTGGTATTTTTGAAAGATTAACTTCCGGTATGTGAGATGGACAAACATTTAGAAAAAACAAAACAGACTTTAAGGGTGACATTAAATTTTCGTCTAACTTGTAAAATAAAAGTCTTGCCGCTCCTGTAGGACTAAAAACGTTTCCCATTATTATTGTGTGATTTACTATAAGTCTTGATTTCAATTCATCTTTTTCAATGTATTTGTTCAGTAATCTTTTGACATATTTTATTCTTTTCAAATCCTCGTCAAACTCTTCAAGCCCCGTGCAATTAGGGTTGTCATAAATTTTCATAGCAAAAGAAAGAAAAGTTCCCTCGGTGAGAGGATTTGTAATTAACATATCACTCCCCCGTTGCTTCTCCAGGTCTCAGCCTAGCATCAACAACATACATTGAACTTTCATTTCGTGTGATTTTAAATTCGAGGACCATTTTAGTTCCTGCAAATTCTTCAATCATGTCACTTTTCTTGAATCCATTTTTGAGAAGATCGTGTTCGGGTGTCGTTCCAAACGATCCACCAAATCTTGAAACAGGGAAGACAAAGTTACCCTCACCCAATCTTTTCTTTGAGTCACACTCAAAGTCAAGACCAACATGGTTTAATCTTACTTTTAATTGATTACGAAGCGATGTTGGATCAATGAACTCCCTGTCCGTGTATTCACGGATGAAGGCATTAATCCTTCCAACGATTTCGTCTAATTCAATTCGATATGATCCGAGATCATCATGTGCTGATCTTCCTCCCGCACCGGCAACACGAGCGTGTTGGTAGTGACCTGGGAAATACTCAGATTCCTGTAACTCATTAACCAATTCCTTAAAGTGTTTCATATTACTTCCTTTAATAAATTCTTTCTTGTTCAGGATATCCTTTTAATGGATCTTCAAATCCTAAATCTTTGTCTTTCATTTCGTGTCCAGTTTTAGGAGCCGCTCCCATTTCATCTGGATTTTTCTTTTTCTTCTTTTTCTTTCCCTCTTCTATGTATCGAAGTGCTTGGTGTGCCAATATATTTGACTCTTCTCTAGAGATATTTGCGTTCTCCATCAAAGTGTTGACAAAATCTTCATAGGTTTTCATTTAATCACCCTTTCCCATTCTGTAACCACCACCACGCTTCTTGTATGTTTTAACCAAATAGGCATTTGCATACGCTGATGGATAAACCTTAAACTTTCGTTTAGTTTCGGCTTTGACCCTCGCATAAAGAGCGGGATCTGTAGGAATGGGTTTCTTTTTCTCTTCAAGATAACCCTTTTCCCTTGCTTCTCGTATCATTCTCCGACCAAAAGATTCTCTTGATTCCATTGTTTTCTTCCTTGTTCCTGTTTCAACATTTGTTGGTTTCTTTGACGTTTTTGTTTCTCCCGCTTCCCCGCTACCTTTTTTGGGATCCCCGGCTTCTCGTTGTGCTGCTCTTTTTCTTTTTACAAATTTAGCCCTACCCTCTTTGCCGAGTTTTGCTGCTTTCTCAGCGGAAAGACACGCTGGGTATCCTTCACCTTTTTCAGCATCCCCACACTTACCTATTTTTTCACCCTTGGTGTTGTAGCGATCCCATCCACCTTCACTCTTGCCACCTTTTCCACCTTTGCCGAACCAATCCTTCAAACTCTCACGAATGAGTTCTCCCATTGGTTTAAAGTCGTCCTCGACTTTTGATCCACCTCTCCATTGTTTACAGGACCAATATCGTGCTTTGGTTTTGGGACCGGGGTTGTCGCAATTGTGACGGGCACGAAAGTTTTTTCTTCTCTCCGGATCGTCACGCTTAATTTCCATGTTGGGATCACCGAATCGAACAGTTTTAATATTACCTGTGCTGGGATCTCTTACATGAACTTTAAACTTTTTTGGACCGCCGGGAGTTCTTGTGATTTTGTTAAGTTTTGGGGTTTTTTTCTTCTTTTCCTCATTCATGCAGCCACAATCTTCCATCGTTTCTTGGCCGGGGGTTTGTTTGGCACGTTTCTTGCGAGCGGCATCCGTTCCCTCAAGATCATCGTCTTTGTATTCTTCTCGAAGTTTTTTCCAGAATTCAAGATTCATTTGTCACCCCTGTTTTTTGATCGTGAAACTATTTTAATATTTTTTCTGCTGTTGTTTTGTGGGTTCCCGTCAATATGGTGAACATCATTTTCGTCACCCTTGTTCACGTTGCCATTTTTTTCCTCTTCCGCTCTTGCAGCATTTCTTGATGCTCTGTCTTTTATTTGTTCAGGTTTTGATTGAAATTGTTCATAGTCTTTTTTATAATTTCTACCAGTCGATTTGTTGTATTTTCTTTTCTTCTTAGACTTTTTATCTTCGAATAAGTCCTCTATGTTTCCATGAGCATACATATTAATGAACTCTTTAAGTTCGTCCACATCCACCCATGTGCCCTCCAAATACTCAAAATCTTCAGACAATCCGAACATATAAATATACCTCCGGACTATTTATAAAAAAAACAAGGGGCAACAAGCCCCTTGAAAAGCACCGTTTGGCCCCACCAAATTTGCACGCTTGGATCACCTCTCCTCTGTGTGTAATAGGATGCCAGCGGTGCTTTTTTTAGTGGGTGTTGTTAAGACTTATTCCACGGAAAATGTGTTCTAACCCATTCCCACATCGGTTTACCAATCAAAGCACCCGCAACAAAAACGATCACTGAGTGAGTAACTAATCCGTATGTGGTGGTTAAGAATTCCATGGTCAGTCTCCTTGTTTTTTCAACTTAAAATTCTTATGATGATTCCGCTTACCGTGGTAAACTTCATACATTGCTGCCTTATTTAGGCTATGTTTCCTACAAAACTTTGAAAGATTTTCAACTAATTCTTCTTCGCCGTCTGGATGAGTAAAAATCCATTTTGTTTTCGATGGTTTTTTAAACTCAAAAATGTTGTCCGTTGACATTTGCTCAGACCAAATCCATCCTGCTCTTTGTCCTCTGAATACAAATGTGCCTCCATATTTTTCCACAAACGCATCTCTAAACGCTTGTGATCTGGAGTTTTCATTTGCCATGCTCCACTCTCTGGTATTTCTTCTGTTTACGTTTTTATAATTCATGACACTGTATTTATTAATTCCTTTGTTTCTCCCATGTATTCATAATAGCGATTAATCGCTTTCCGCAATTTTTTTACATATTTTATTGGCTTGTCTTCAAACACCTGAACAGCACCATCCTCACATGAGATCAAAATCTTAAACGCATCAGCAGGACGATTCGTCATCTCCTGCCACATAAGAGAATAAGCAGTTGCTTGCAGGAAGTAGTTCTCAATGTCCTCAGATCGCTTCTGACGGTTGCTACCCTTAAAGTCGATCACACATAGTTTTCCGTCATGCTCCGCAACACAGTCCACTCTACCCGCTAAGCCGACGGTTGTAGAGAACAGCGGCACTTCGAGTGCATGAACCTTGGTGATTTTGTCCAGTTCTGGTTGCAATTGATAGAACAAATCCCACTCGTTCATTGAAAATTTGGAGTTGTCAATCTCCTCATTTCCAAGATATTTTTCGATCAACAAGTGAAAGCGATTTCCACGCACAGTGACTCGTCTTGCCTCTTTGGGGTTGTCTGCTCTCCACTTTGCGAAGAAAGCCGCTTTCTCGAATCCAACCACCGTTGTAACACTGGGAAGTTGGATACCATCGGCAAGATAGACTCTACCTTTTTCGGTAGTCTTTGTCTTTAAATTAGTTATCATGTTCAGATCATCTAAATTATAATCATCAGCATGTTCAAATGTTTTTCTTTTCATAACTACCCATTCTAATTAAAAATTTTCAAAAATCAATCATAACCAAAAGGTTCTGTGTCTCTTGTTCCTTTTTTCGTTTTCCCTGTTTTCAGAGGATCTGTTCCTTTCGCAGCAATCGCTTGTCCAAAAATAGTGCCGAGTCTAGATGCAACTCTGTCCATTGTTTGACCACGATATTTTCTTGTTCCTGTTTTTCCTTTTTTAGTCCCATATGTTGCTTTCTTAATTCGCTGTCTTGCTGCCTCCACAGACTTAGCAAAAGGAGCGGTGAAGATACCCGGCTTGTATTTTCCATCTTTGTCAACTTCACCAAATCCGACTTGTCTTATACCCGCATCCATCTGTTGTTTCCCTTGTTGTCTTCTGGTCCGAGTTCCACTCGCACCAATCTCTGGTCCTCTATCATACTGAACATTTAAATTCATGTTGTCCATAAATTTGTCTGCGGCTTGACCTCGAAGGTTTGCGAGAGCGGTTCCTAAGAGTTGTCCTCCAACTCTCCCGACAGCAGAACCAATGCCGCTGTAACCCATAGTTCTTACTACAGGATCCAATCGTTTTTTGACGGCACCTTTGACTGTTCCTATGATGGATGTTCTTCTTCTCTTTCTAGCCTCTAGGCTATCCATCCTTCCAGGCACTTCAACAGCCTTACCTTTCTTATCTGGAATATAAGTCGTTGTTGGTGCGAACGGAGAGGCATCAGTTTTATAAGTTTGTCGTATTTTTTCGGTTCGACGAATTGGTTTGGCTTTTGTATCTATCTTCCCGGTCTCGGGATCCTTTGGATATAAAACCTTTTTCTTTATGACTCTTCTACTTTTTTCAACTGGTCGTCGTTCATCTCTTGCGGTGTCCGCCGCTTTTTTGCCCTCGGCACCACGAGTTGTTAAGATACCAAGTTCTCTTTTCTTTTTCTCTGGTTCGGGAATTGGAACACCACCAGTTTTTACGACTCTCTCCCTAGCCGCTTCTCTTTTTCGGTATTTTTTACCCTCTCCGGCTTTTTTAAGTCCCGCTAAAAAATTCTCACGACCGGTGCCTTCACCCTTTGGCGCTCCGTCAAGACTTCCTCTTTTTTTCCCACCTCCAACGGAAAGAATTTTTTCTTTTTTATCCATTGCTTTCTTGATTCTAGCAAGTCTCTTAGCACCCTTGGAGGATTCGATAATGTCGATTAATTTTGTCAAATTCATTTTAGATCCTTATAACAACAGAATTTGCCGGTACGAATTGTCTGTCAACGATGCTCAACGCTCTTCCACCTTGATCGTGAATAATAGGAACACCATAGTTGTCTTGTTTGGTAAACATGAATCGAGATCCAGTCGGAGGTTCCACCATGCTAACATAAAAATTTTGTGTTTTTGCTAATTGAGAACTTGATGTAAATGATCCTTGCATTCGAAGGGAGTTTTGCTCTTCATCGAACTCACCTAAAGTTGCACCCTCATAATAAAAATCAATGGGTCCACCCATCTGCGGTGTTCCTCGACAAACTCTCATGTTGTTTTCACCTCGCAACTCTGCATACACACCCGGAACATTACCTTCATTTATTGCTCCGTCCTTAAATCCCAATGATTTATATTTTTGAATCGCTGCTCTTGCAAATCTTTTTGCAACTATGGGAGATGATGCAAAAACTGATTTAAAGTCGTTGTGAATTTGAACAGGTGCAATCGTTCCTTTGGTATTTACCTTAAACTGTCTGCCAGCGGTTGTGAAAATACTAACATCTGTTAAACTGTCACCACCTATCGCATTTGCGTTGCTGTGTTTTCTTGCACCCACAACGTTTGGAATTTCAGTTCCGTCTGCCGCTAGTATGTTAATTCTTTTTTGTTGCGATCTTGCAACGTTTGAATTAATAGTTCTCATTAAATCCCGTTCAGTTTTCTCAAATTGATATCCTACAAACGCTTTGTTCAAGAAAACTGGGAATTGTTGAGTACCCCCACCGTATGCTGATATAGTTGGACGAATGGCCATTTTTGTTACCTCCACAATATTTATAAATACCAAGACTCACAAGGAGAAATACATGGACATTTACAAATCTATTAAAGAACTTGATCTTAGTTCGGATGTCACACAGAAATTTAAAGCGTTGATGATTACATGTGATGACGGAACAGCGGAAGCGTTCGCATTAAAAGTTATATCTGCGTCGAATGAAACTGTTATCATTGATGGCTCTGTTGGAATTAATTCCTTTATCATTCCAGTCATGGTGATCAAAGTGTTTGGCACCAGTAGCGGAACTGCATTCCCCGCTGATCTTCGTTGCTACGGACTAAACTAATGTCATCATTTAAGCAACAATTACCACTCGCTGTAATAACTGGATGGATTATTACAATTGCTGCTTGGATTTGGAACACAAGTGAGGTAAAATCAAATTTTGAATATCGAATCCAAGGTCTTGAAGATAATACAAAACGATTAGAGGATCAAATGTCGTCGTTAAGCACTTCAAATTCACTGATCATGACAGAATCTTTT